CATTCCTGCGCCTGTGCGTGTTTCCAGATTGTGGTGCGCTGCTTGCTGCCCTGCCGGTTGGTAAACCACATCAGGCCACTGCAACCGAGGTTAAACGCCGTGTCGGTCATGGCTTCAAACGCCGATTGCGGCATGGCTGCGCCGTTAAAATTGCCGTTGACGCAATTTTCTGCCCGCTGCATGTCGTTAACCCAGCGGCGGGCGATCTCGTCATTGCTGTACGGCCGGTTTTGCACGTTACCGGTAGAGCCAATGCCCACAGTCAGCACGCCAGCGGGGCAGTAATACGGCGACGCCCGGCAGTCTTCCCAACTGGCCGTTTTCTGCTGTGCTTCCGGCGACGTGCGCAGTGTGCCGGGGGATAGCGTGATACCGAGCGCCACAATCAGCGCAATCGAACAGCGTTTAATCGCGGTTTTCATCGTCAACGTCACCCTGATGCAAAATAGCCACCGCGCGGCGTTCCGACGCATTCAGCGGGCGGCGCTCGGACTGCTGTAAAATCTGTTCAATCAGTTCATTGCGGCGTCGTTGTGCGCGTTCGATACGACGCCGGAACAACCAGGCACGCCACGCGGTGACAACACCGATAACCAGGCCCGCCAGCGCAACTTTTTCACTGACGGTCATCACCCCGATGCCGGTCACCATCACGGACAGGCCATAGGTCACCCCATCATTGAGGCGCTGAAGATCGTTTAATCCCATAACTGCACCGTTTCCTGTTCTGTCTGACGGGGAATATCAGGCAGCGTGATAGCCTGCCCGGCTGCCAGAAACATCTGGCGGCTTAACCCCGGATTGGCGGCGATCACCTGCTCGGTGACACCGGCGGATGTGCCGTAATGGCGATAACAGAGCAAGTCCACCGTATCGCCCTGAAGCGCCCGGACCACCATCAGCACAACTCCGCAAAAAGCCGCTGGGCACCGCGTATATCAGCGATGCTCCAGCGCGCATCACGCCATAAATCGTCACACTGGTTGTCAAAGGTGTCCGTTGCCTTGTCGCCTTTGGCCGTGGTATCCACATCGCGGTATCCCTCCAGCAACAGCGCGCGGGCGATGGCATAAACCGCACGCCTGAAGCGGTACACCTTGATACTCTCGCTGTTGACCTGTCTGGCCGGAACGTCCGCCAGTGCAGCATATCCGGCGGCCTGTTGTGTCTGCTGCCAGTCCGCCAACTGGTCAGTCACATGCACCACCGCTTCAGTGGTGACGTGCATCAGGCGGGTGGTGGTGATACCGCCGGTGATGCGGGCGGCCAGACGTAGATCACGCAGGACGATCCCCGGCCAGAATTCCCCGGCGCTGACTGCCGCCGCGCCGTCGTCAATCTCCGGCACGTCACCGCTGTCACTGACACGTTTTTGAGCTACCAGGCTCATGCTCAACTCTCCCAAAAGTCAGGCGGTGGGCACCGGGCAAAAAGACCGTATACGGGCAGATCACCCGGCGCGCCGCCTGTCGGACGGGGCCGAAGTCGTTAACGTTTGGCAGACTGACGGGCGGTTTTGCTTTTGCCCGTCGTCCGTGTGGTTTTCCGCGCCGTGGTGTTACGCACGGCGCTCTTTTTTACCGCTGGCTGCGTGGCGTCGGCTAGAGCCACAGGCGGTGTTTCCCCGGCGGGTGTTTTCGTGGTCGCTTCATCGTCGCCGGGCGCGCTGTCTTCCGGCCCGTTACTGCTGATCGGCATGAGCTTTTTCAGCTCCCGCGTCAGCGTGGCGATCTCCCGTTTCACTCCCGCGTTCGGGTTGCGGGCCATCGCTTCCCGGAACAGTGTCAGTGCCTCGGCTTTGGTTTGTGCGTCCACTGCTGCACGGCGTGAGAAGGCGCGGGCTTTGCACAGCTTGGCACGCACTTCATCCGGCATGTCTTTGTCGTCCACAATCGCGGCGACTTCATCCAGCACGGCGGTATACCCGCTCAGGTCGGCGTCTGCATCGGTGGTTGCCAGCGTCAACACCGGGTTGCTCACTTCCTCAGCCAGTACCGTTACCGCATCGCGGCGGAACTTGTCGGCAGGCAAAGACAGGCCATGCTTAACGACGTAACGCCCCAGCCTCAGTGCCAGTGCGCTATCCTGGCAGTCGATCGCCCATACCATCAGGGTGACGATCACTTCATCCTGTCGGCCGCTGTCGCCTTCCAGCGTGCCATCAATCCAGCCGTCATATTCCGGCAGCATGGCTTTTTTCATCTCCGCTTTGGTCGCATCAGATTGCACCTGTTTCAGCGCGGCCTGATGCAGGCGCAGACGGTGAAGGATTTGCTCATGGGCAGTGCGTGACACCGCCGTTTCGGTGTCCGCCTGGCCCCGGCGCTCGGCCATGACCCGCTGAAAATGTCGTTGTGCCGGTGTCAGCATGGTGTGTTCTCCGGTTGGGGCGGAGTGTTACCCCGCCTGGCTGTTACTGGCCGTCGCCTGCTGCCTGCGCAAACTGAATCCCGTCGATCAGGGCTACCTTGCCGTAGTCCTCCACCACAAAGTCGTCGTTGGACGATTGGTAGGTGGCTACCCGGTTGTACTCCGGTTCTTCAACGATGCTGCGGCGCAGCGCCCCCAGTTGGTAATAGAGCGACAGATTTTTGAACGAGGTGATCAGCACCGCGTTGGACGGAAAGTACGGCGCCAGAAAGGTCGGCAGGCCGCCCACACGCTCCTGACTGACAATCAACTGACCGGCCAGCAACTCGGTATTGGGGTTGCTCTGGCTCAGCGCATTGAGGCGCGGAAAGTTACTGGACGTCAGCAGGTCAGACGCCATGATCACCACCAGATCCGGTGCCCTGCGATGCCACGGATCCAGCAGGCTGTTTTTGGCGTCAAACACAGCGGTGTCGAGGTTGCCGTAGGTACCTTTGGCAACAATTTTGTTGTCTTCGTCACGGGCCGTCAGCGTGACGTTTTTGATAATGCGGTGCCCCGCATCGTTGCGGATTTTTTGCAGCCAGCCGACACCGCAATCCTGCAACAGCGGATTGGCGCTACGGTTGGATTTCTCGGCATAGGCAGTGCCGTTGAAACCGATCATGATGCGGTCAAGGCCGATTTGCCGTGCATTGGCCTGGCTAATCAGCGCCTGAAAGTTCAGCTGTGATGCCCATGCATCCAACTGCGGGTAGCTGACTGCCGAGTCATAATTCACCTTGCGGCAATGATAGTCGTTAGGCTCTTTGGAATGGTTGTCAGTCGGATTGCGGCGGGACGTGCCGTCGCTACTGTTATTGGTGCTGGCAATCGGCCCTTTGCTACCGATCAGGATTTTCTGACCTTCCTGATCCTTCACGCCAAACACGTTAATCTGTTTCAGGAGCTCATCGCTTTCCTGTGCCGCCTGCTCCATACGCTGCTGGATGGCGGGTTCAACGCTGAAGGTCATCGCCACGGCATTCGGCTGCACCCCGTTAAGCTGCGCCTGACGTGAAATATACTGATCAAAAAGATTACGGGTCGTGTTTTCCATGTTCGCTTGTCTCGCTTAACGGTGCTTAAAAGTCAGCCAGTTGCGCGCCGCTGTTGCCGCCGCTGGCCGCCGGGCGCTGACTGTAGCTGTTATCCTGCGTCGCCAGCTTCTGCGTGAGCGCGGCCAGTTCGCTGGTCAGCGTCTGGATAGTGCGGCTGTCCTGCTGCTGTTGGGTTTTCAGCGTATTGAAACTGTCCAGCAGGTCAGCATGGGACTGGGCAACGTTTTCCACCGCCTCACGCACCTGGTTAAACTGCTCACTGTCCGATTTACGGCCTTTGCCGATAATCCCCATCACGCGGGAAAACCATTGCTTCCCCTCGTCGCTGCGCTGTTCGGACAGCTCAACCAGCTCCACTTCCATCGCTTCGGTGAACATGACCGGCTCACCGGGCAGATTGTTGAATGCCTGCACCTGTGCCCGTTGTTGTGCGGCGAATTTCAGGCGATCGGTGCCCAGGCTAGCCGGGGTATCCGTCATCGCCAGGCCGCGCAGATACGGTTTGCCGGTCGCAGCAAACTGCGGGTCGATTTCGATACTGGAATAAATCTTCTTCCCTTCGCCGGTGAGCTGCTTCATTCGCTCGGTGGGTTCGATTTCCGCATACAACGCGGCACGGCCTTTTAGCGGGCCGTAGGTGATGTCTTCCGCGCTCAGCGCAATAACATCACCCATCGCACTGAAATCACTGCCCGGATAGGGGGAAAGAATGTGCTCAACGTTAACGCGGGCACCGTATACCTGCGGGTTGTAGCTCTCCGCCATTGCATAGAGGTGGTCGCGTCCGATTTCACGCCCGTCAACGGTGGAGCCGGAGACGGCAACCCGGAATTTTTTGCGGGTCGGTTTAGCTGTACCGCTCATGCCTGTAGTCCTGTCCTGTGGTGTCTGTGACATCATGATTGCAGAGCCTAACTCCCTGTCTCAACGCGGTTTTGTTGTCGGCGGAGGGCCAGAGCCGAAAGTGAGCGAAAGGCGGATCGCGCGCGGGGTAATCTTCCCGGCAAAGGGGGAAACCGCGCATGATTCAGGACGCATTTGTACGGCAGCGAGCAAAACAGCTTTACTGGCAGGGCTACCCGCCAGCGGAAATTTCGCGCCTGATGGGGATTAATCAAAACACGGTGTACGCCTGGAAAAAGCGCGACGAATGGGACGAAACGCCGCCTATCCAGCGCGTGACGCATTCTATCGATGCGCGGCTGTGCCAGTTAGCCCAGAAGCCGACCAAAACCGGCGGCGACCTGAAGGAGATGGACGCGCTAACCCGGCAGTTGAAAACGCTGAACGACGGCCAGCCAGCCAATGCCGCAGGCGGTAAGAAACCCCGTAAGCGCAAGGTGAAAAACCATTTCACCGAAGAACAGATTGCCGCGTTGCGAACGAAGATTCTCGACTCGCTGGCCTGGCATCAAAACGGCTGGTATGCCCAGCAGGATCAACGCAACCGGATGCTCCTGAAGTCCCGTCAGATTGGCGCCACCTGGTACTTTGCCCGTGAAGCGTTATTGCGGGCGTTGCGTGATGATGTGGCTTACCCTTACCAGCGCCACCAGATCTTTCTGTCTGCCTCGCGCCGTCAGGCGCACCAGTTCCGGGGCTTTATCCAGAAGGTGGCGGAGGAGGTGGACGTTGAGCTAAAGGGCGGTGACAAGATAGTCCTGAGCAACGGGGCCGAGCTGCATTTTCTGGGGACGTCGGCCGCGACGGCGCAGTCCTACACCGGCAACCTGTATTTTGATGAATTTTTCTGGGTCAGTAACTTTGCCAACCTGCGCAAGGTAGCCGGGGCGATGGCAACACTGAAGGGGCTGACGCGCACCTACTTTTCCACTCCGTCGAGCGAAACCCATGAAGCGTACCCGTTCTGGACGGGCGCACGCTGGAATGAGAAGCGCAGCAAGGCGCAAAAGGTCGCGTTTGATGTGTCATGGAAAGCGCTCAATAGCGGCCTGTTATGCCCGGATAAAACCTGGCGTCAGATTGTGACGCTACAGGACGTTATCGATCACGGCTGGGAATACACCGACCTGGAGGAAATCCGCGACGAAAACAGCCCGGATGAATACAACAACCTGTACGGCTGTGAGTTCGTCCGCGACGGTGAATCGGCCTTTAATCTCAACCTGTTATTTAGCTGCGGTGCCGATGGTTACGACGAGTGGCCGGACTGGAAGCCCTTCGCGTCACGCCCGATGGCCGATCGCGGCGTCTGGATTGGGTATGACGCCAACGGCAGCAGCGGCAACGGCGACAGCGGGGCGATCTCGGTGGTGGTACCGCCGCTGGTGGCCGGCGGCAAGTTCCGCACCATCGAAACCCAGCAGATACGTGGCCTGGAGTTCGAAGAACAGGCGAAAGTGATCGAGGCGCTAACCTTCAAATACAACGTGCAGCATATCGCCATTGATGGCACCGGAATCGGCGAAGCGGTCT